AGTAATGGCAAACACAAGGTTGTTCAACATTCGTGTGCCAGAATATCTACACGGCGAATTTAAAAAATATGCACAGGAGCAGGGAGTGTCAATGGCTACCCTGCTTTTGGGTTACATGGAAAGAGTGGTGAACGGCGAGGAAGAGGCGGTACAAAAGTCTAAAGAAAATGTCGAGTTTGATCCACTACAGGCAATTCGTTATCAGTATAAAGAAGGTGAGGACTACTAATGCCTAAAATTGATTATCGTTACAATGAGTCTGCTTTGGTCGATGAGTTACAAGATTATATTGATTCGACTTACAACGAGCATTACTCCAAGAACAAGTTTCAAGCAACCGAGTTTATCATTGATGGTGGACATGGCGAAGGGTTTTGTCTCGGTAACATTCTGAAGTACACTCAAAGGTATGGTCAGAAAGAAGGCAAGAACCGTAAGGATTTGATGAAGGTTCTTCACTACGCAATTATTGCATTACACGTCCATGATTTAGAGCATGATCAAGAACTTTGAATATTTAAACTTATTCCCAATTCCTGTCATGGTGGTAGATGCTGATCTGCCACATAAAGAGATTGCGGATTATGCCCGCGAGCAGTTGGCACCCACCAACAAATACACTTCATATTATGAGAATGAAATGAATGCCGCGATGTGTGAACGTATGCCAAGTGGCAGGAAATTTAGAGATCTGGTTGAAAGGCTGGGTCACGATTTTGCCAAGCATAACCAGTACCAAAGAGAATTGAATTTAAATGTGTCTTGGTGGTTTTCTGTTTACGCTGAGGGAAACGATCACTGCTTGCATATACATCCAGGTGCCATGATATCTGGCACATACTATGCGCACAGCGATGAAGACTCTGTGCCGATTAGATTCAGAGCGCCGCATTACACACACGCAATGCAAACTTCATTGGGTGTGTTGAGCGAAAATGCAGTCTGGAATTTTGTCAAACCAAAAACGGGTCAGATATTACTTTGGCCATCTTGGCTCGAACATCAAGTCGGTAAACAGCCACCAGTTGATAAGGGTAGAGAAAGGGTTGCTCTCTCCTTTAATCTTTCAGAAAAACCGCTAAACAGTTGATCTTGCAATCATTATAGTGCTTGTTTTGTTGCCCCTCCTGCGATAGAATTATAGAGTCGAAAGAGGAGACTGACATGCTACATGGTTCGATGACCCACGATTTTACTGGTCGTAAGATCAAGAAAAGTAAGGCGAAAGGTGAGGTGTACACCAAGTACAAAGCGCCATCATTCAGACCCATGACTCGCTCGACTAACTACAGAAGAGACGAGGGACTTGTATATGCCTCCGCTGACGATTCAGCTGGCAGTGGCGTATGTGCAGCACCAGAGCGCAAGGAGTACACTGGCACTTTGGTTAAGGGTATCGGCACTATGCACAAAAGTAATGCCGTTCCCATCATTGATGAACAGCAGATGAAAGATCTGGCTAGTATGAGGAGATAGTTGTAGTGATCAGGAATGATACAGTTGCTCGCCTGAAGACGACAGGTGAGGTGGTCAAGGTTGTTGGTGGTGGTGATAATGGTTACACCAATTGCATTTTTACTTTGCGTGATCCTTGGGGCAATCCCATTGTTTCCCGTAAGGGGAAAACAAGCGTGCTTCAGCCAGTTAGAAATGACAAATTAAATATTGAGAAGGACTGATGAAGCAATTTAATCTAGAACTAGTCGAGGATCTTCCTCAACTGAAACGTGTCACTGTAAATGGCAAACGTCATTATGTGGGGACCGACGATGAGTTGGTCCACCCTTATCCATCTGTTACCACTATTTTGAGTGCTGATAGAAAACAACAAAGAGCACTCGCCGAGTGGCGAAAGCGAGTCGGAACCGAGACTGCGAATAAAATATCACGACAGGCAGCTGGACGTGGCACATCTGTGCATCAATTGATTGAAGATTACATTCAAGGAGTCGAGTCACAAGGCACTATCATGCCGCATATCAAAGATATGTTTTCTCGCCTGAAGTTGGTGGCTGACGAATCTATAGATAATATTCGACTGATTGAAGGTTTGATGTTCTCACACCACTTGAGATGTGCGGGTACAGTTGACATGATCGCCGAGTTTGACGGCAAGCTGTCAGTGATTGATTGGAAAACTTCCAAGAAAAGAAAAACCAGAAGCAGAATCTATAATTACTTCAAGCAAGAGGCGGCATATGCTGTGATGTTTGAAGAGATGACTGGACAGGCAGTTACACAACTTGTTACAGTTGTTACAACAGAGGACGGTGAGTCTCAGGTGTTCGTAGAACATCGAGACGAATGGATCGGTGAATTCATAAAGTTGAGAGACGAGTATGAGCAAAGGCGAGACGAAGGTACACTGGAACTACAGAGTAGCGCATAGACCTGGAAGTGCAGTGCCTTCTTATGGGATTTATGAAGTTTATTATGATAAAGACTTCGATATTGCCATGTACTCCAAAGACCCGATCTCTCCTTTTGGTGATACTGCTGAGGAACTTGAAGCCGACGTTACTATGATGCTACATGCGTTCAATGAGGTTCCTCTTAATTTAAACCACGTTGATTACATGATAAGACAAAAAGAAAAGCATGTAAAGAACAAGGAAAAGTAGATGTGGAATCGATTTAAAAAATGGTTGCGTGCCAAGATCAAGGACGCATATCTCCTTGAGGTCTATTTTGTGCAAGAGCAATTTTTGGATAAGAATGGGTTGAAGTCAGTCACGAGAGCCAAACGGTCTTGGACAGTTGCTAAAGTGAAGAAGCATAGCGAGACATATATTTTGGCAATACTCCCCGATGGCAACATACTTGAAGTGAAGTCGCCTGAACCGTTCGGTTATACTATTACAAAGTTATACTAACGTTTGTGGTGTCTCTCAAGTTCATCAACTCGCTCGTCGAGTTCATCAATATCTTCAGAGTGTTGTTGGGTTCGCTCTTCCAATTTCGCAGAAGAGGTGCTAAGTGAATCCGAAAGACCACGGATTCGATTTTGTTGGTCTATTTCTGCTGTAGAAATATTCTGCACTTGATCTCTAACATAACCAAGTTGAAGGTCCACATAGTTAAGGATGCCAAAGATACTCGTGCCGATAATACCAAAGAATGTCAACACCGCACTAACGATTGCAGTATAGTTGACAGGTTTGTTACCAATATTAATTAAGTGTGCTTCTACACGATCAATGTTATCGACAATGGATGAGATATCTTTTTCTACTGACTTCAATCGTCCTTCTTGTACATGCATTTTACTTTCTAATTCAGACAATCGCTCGTCTGCCATACATTACTCCTATGCAAATATGGCGACTCTATTTAGGGTTATACATAACTGAATGAAGAACATTTATCTTGCACAGGCGAACCATTCTTCAGGTAATCCTACCGATGCAGATCATGGCATGTGGCTCCCATATAGCGTTGCATGTTTGTGGTCATACGCAAAGCAGTTCAAAGATATTACCGATGAGTGGCAGCTGAAAGAGCTGATCTACTTGCGAGAAAATATCGAGCCATTTGTTGACCGTCTTGATCAACCTGCCCTGATTGGATTTTACTCATCTGTTTGGAATGAGCAGTGGTGCCTAGCAGCTGCAAAGGCAGTCAAAGAAAGATATCCTGAATGTATAATGCTCTTTGGCGGTCCACAACCAACACCTGACTACCCCGACAAATACGAATTTGTGGACTCGGTTTGTGTCACTGAGGGGGAGGCGGTGTTCGTCGAAATGCTCCGCACTATATCGAAAGGTGAACCATTGCAAAAGGTTTATCAAGGAGATAGGATAAAAGAAGTTGAGCATTTGCCATCGCCATACTTAGACGGCACAATGGATCACCTGTTCGAGCTGTATCCAGAACAAGGGTGGAGTATGGGCATTGAGACCAATCGCGGATGCCCATATGCCTGCACATTTTGTAACTGGGGTCTACTCACATATTCTAAAGTAACCAAGTTCGATATATCTCGAGTGGTCTCTGAATTCTATTGGGCTGACGGTAAAAATATCCAGATCGTTTTCCTCACTGACGCCAACTTTGGCATCTTCCCAGAACGCGATCTTGAAATCGCTCGGGAGTTTAAGAAGTGCGCTGACCGACCAGAGTCACCATTTGTTTTGTTCTTCAGCAGTTATGCTAAGAATCAAAATGAAACCATTGTTGAAATAATGAAGCTGCTTGAAGAGTATACCGATGTTGGTGAGGGACTGAAGGTTAGTTTACAAACTAGATCACCAGAGGCGCTAGAAGCAGTGAAGCGCAAGAATATGAAGGTGAACAAACTCAACCACATTATTGCTTTGACACAAAAAGAAGAAATACCAGTATCAACTGAGATGATACTTGGGCTTCCAGGAGAGACACTGGAAGGATGGAAGAATTCATTATGTATGAATATGGAGATGGGTTCGCATAAGTTCACTCGAGTGTACCCACCAATCATGCTACCGAATACTGAGATGGCTGACCCTGAGTATCGAGAAAAGTATCAAATCGAAACTGTGATTGCTCCGATGTCCAGCTTAGACTTACATGGTAATCGGTTTTCAGATGTAGTCGAATATAATGAAGTTGTTTGTTCAACCAAGGATATGTCAAAGCAGGAGCTGATTGAAGCATGGAAGTACACTTGGATGGTCGAGTCTCTGCATTATACAGGCATGGCATTTGTCTACTCTCGGTATTGTAATGAGATACTTCATATATCCCACCGTGAGTTTTGGGACAGCCTGTATGAGTTCATCAAAAACGACAGCGTCTATTTGAGAAAATTATATGACGAAGCGGAAGAACAGCTGCAATTATTCTTTGACGGTAAGTTGGCTGTCTCATACACTGGCGTTTATGAGCGAGCGACGCACAGGGTATTTTATGAAAAAGAGTTGATCATGCCAGAGCTGGAAACTTGGATTCGCAATTTCATACCTGACATTGATGATGGCGTGATAGTTTTCCAAAATCATTATCACTGGCGAGAGATAGGCGTCTATCCCATGAAGTTCTTTGCTCCTTTCAAGTGGTCGGACATCAATCTGCTGGTAGACAAAGACACCTCATATTACATAAATGAGAGAGTCAAATCCCGTCAGATCCACAAATTATCCTATTTGGATTGGTTTGGAGAGAAAATGAAGATCCAAAATAACTGTAATGAAATAGAGATAATCGCAAGTTATTGATCCTATTCATTTTTTCATTGTTGTTTTTGAGCCCGATTCGCGAGATAATAGTCTTGTTGGTTGAGGAGATAGCAATATGAAAGCAGTGATTCAGACCCAGTTCCTTGAAAACTACGGTGCCCACGATTGGGACGGTCAGGGCGAGTGCCCGCAGTACTGGAAACCCAAGGGCGGTGATACCTACATCATCGACATCTCGATCCGTCAAAACATGGACCCCGAGTTCTGGGCGCATCTCATGTCTCACATTGAGTACTCCAGCGACTATGCTCGCCAGTACAGCGTCGGTGAGACTGTCGTCGACGAAATCGACTTCCAAGTGTCGGATCACTGCCCCGAGTGGGACTCGCCCATCTACCTTGAGTGGACGGACGAAGGTCTCATCCGCGCTACCCACACTCGGGAGTGGGACGAGTGGCGTCACGACGAAATCTGCGCCGAGCGCAAAACCTACATCCTCGGTGAGGGTGGTGAGCAGAACGATTTCCTGCTCGAATACATCCTGAAGGATGGCACAACGATGACTTACCAACAGTGGGTCAACCGAGTTGAAGACACAAGGAGCGTGGCGTAATGGAAGCGACTGTTTGGCTCATAACGTATGAAGGACAGTGGGATGGCAAGAAAGGCGAGTCTCCCTACACATACACTGCCTTCTCTGCGGGTCAGGCAATTTCAATGGTCGAGGAATTGGAAGAACAATATCCCGACCGCAAATGGAGTATCGAAGAAAAGGATGTTTCCTAAATATTTTTGGAGGTAAACACTATGAAATGGATGACAGCTTTTGTATTTGTTTTTGTTGCTATGGGCGCTAACGCTAACAACAGCACCTACCAGTGTAAGCCAGTGTACAATGCGGCGACTGATGAGGTGTACATTCCAGGGTGCTACAAGAAGATGCTGAAAGAGCAGCAAGAACCAAAAACTGCTATCGGTAAGGCAACTGACCGTGTCGCCAAGCGAACAGTCGACACGACAGCGTATCAGCTGGAGAAGCACGTCAACTACCATATTGACCGAGCCATCTATAAAATCTTTGACCGATAATGGTTATCTTCTTTGGGAAATACACTCCAAAGTATGTTCAGGATTTTATGCTGTTTGCTTGTAGAGAGTTGAAGATCGACGGACTCCGAGGTAAGGTGTTCGTCGATACTCGTCGTAGATTAGAAGATGAATGCTTTGGCTTATGTCACAGCGATGGTCGTTTCATACAAATAGAATTAGCGACTCATGTTCACGGCGAAAAAGTAACTCGCGAAGATCGACTCAAAACAGCAGCTCATGAGTTGACTCACGCCAAACAATATCTCACCAAGAAACTGAGACCCAGTCAAAAACTGGGAACCACTATCTGGAAAAACCAAAGACACCACCATCCCCGCAGTGAATACTCTGCGCCATGGGAGATCCAAGCCAGAAGGTGGGAACAAACATTGTATGAAAGGTATATAAATAAAGAAAAATAATACCTTGAAGCAAGCAATGGAATCATTCAACTCGTTTATATCAGAACAAAAGAACACGCACATGACCCATATCGAGGACAAAGTTCTCTATGGGGGAGTTGACGGCACTCGTGCCGCAATTAATGCATTGCGTTCTCTGCGCGACCTACTTCAAGGCAAACACAAAGGCGACATCTCTGTGAAATGGGATGGCGCTCCAGCTATCTTTGCTGGTACTGATCCACGTGACGGCGAATTCTTTGTCGCCAAGAAAGGTATCTTCAACAAGAATCCAAAAGTCTACAAGACTCCTGCTGACATCGACGACGACACGTCAGGCGACTTGAACCGTAAGTTGAAGTTGGCTCTAGAGTTGCTTCCGTCTCTCAACATCAAAGGTGTGATTCAGGGCGACTTCTTGTTTGGTCCAGGAGATGTCAAAACTACAAACATCGATGGACAAAGGTATGTGTCGTTTCACCCGAACACCATCGTCTATGCTATGGACCCGAAAAGCGAAGCGGCAAAGCAGGTGAAGCGAGCCAAGATTGGTATCGTTTGGCACACAACTTATACTGGTCGATCGTTCGAGACCATGAGGGCGTCTTATGGTGTCAACGTGGCTGGGTTGACTAATTCAACCAGCGTCTGGTCTCAAGACGCTATGCTCCGTGACGTGACCACCGCTACGTTGACTGATGCACAAACGAAGCAGGTGAACGAGTATTTGTCAACTGCGGGATCTTTGTTCCGCAAGGTTGCTGGCTCTACGCTCCGCACTCTGCAGGGCAACCCAGAGTTGGCGGGGATGATTGAACAGTTCAACAATACCTATGTACGAAAAGGCACCGTGGTGCGAGACTCACGCCGACATGCTATTGCTCTGCAAAGATGGATCAAGAGCAAGTATGCGAAAGAGATCGCGAAGCGGAAAACAGAGAAGGGAAAGGCGGCACAACAGCAGAAGCTGGCCACGATTATGTCGTTCTTCTCTGCTAAAAATACTCAATCATTAATTGCTATGTTTGAGTTGCAAAAGAATTTGGTGCTTGCCAAATTAATTCTTATAAATAAATTAAACTCTCTGGCGAGACTCGACACTTTCGTTAAAACAACGAAAGGGTATAAGGTAACTGGCCAAGAGGGATTTGTTGCTATTGATAAACTTGGTGGTGATGCGGTGAAGTTAGTTGACCGAATGGAATTTTCGTACAACAACTTTTCACCCGATGTATTAAAAGGATGGGATCAACCTAGTAGGAAATAAAAATGGCAAAGCCGCTATCATTCAAAGACTTCATGGTTGTCGATTACGTTCCAGGAACTGGAGAGTATATCAATTATCAAGCCAAGAAACGCAAAAAGGCTGACACCGAGCACGAGTCAGTGCAAGAAGTTTTGTCCCATTCACAACGGATCAAAAAGAAGATTCTAATGAAGAAGCTCGCTCCGCGTATTAAGATTGCGCGAGATCGAGCCATGCGCCGCACCCCAAATATGAAAGTGATCAAGAGACGCGCCGAGAAGCAGGCTCGAGGTCAATTTCTGAAAAAGCTAACTCGGGGTATTCCTAAATCTGAATTGTCTCCAGCGAAGCGAGCAGAGTTAGAGAAGCGCCTAGATAAAATGAAGCCAAGGATTCAGAGGATAGCCAAAAAGCTGATCCCTGTAGTCCGAAGGCAGGACAAAGAACGTAAGCAGGCAAAAGCGTCACAAAAAGACTAATGATTAATTCTTTTAAGAATTACCTCATCGAAGAGGACAAAGTCGCGTACTTCACTTTTGGGAGGATGAATCCTCCAACCATTGGTCATGAAAAATTAATGGATAGTTTGGCAGCAAAGGCTGGGCGCAATCCATATTTTGTTTTTATGTCCCAATCACAAGACGCTAAAAAGAATCCCCTCAATTACAACGCTAAAGTTAAGCACGTGCGAAAGATGTTTCCTAAGCATGCTCGCCGAGTGTTGATCAACAAAAAAGTGCGGACGTTTTTTGAAGCTGCATCGGCTCTGTACGATCAGGGTTACAAGTCGTTGGTCGCTGTAGTCGGCTCAGATCGTGTGCGTGAGTTTGACACCCTGTTGAATAAGTACAACGGCGTCAAAGGTCAGCACGGTTTCTACAATTTTAAAAATATCTCAGTTATATCTGCTGGTGAGCGCGACCCAGACGCCGATGGTGTTTCTGGTATGTCTGCGTCAAAGCAGAGAGAGAATGCATCTAAAAACGATTTTCCTGCTTTCAGTCAGGGTCTGCCAAAGTCAATGTCCAATCGTGATGCCAAGAAACTGTTCTTGGACATTCGTAACGGTATGGGTATCAAAGAAGAAACAGTTTTCAAGCGTCACGTCGAACTCGAGACCGTATCCGAAACTCGCGAGAAATTTGTAAAAGGCGAGCTGTTTGAAGTTGGTGATCAAGTCATCATCAAAGAGTCAGACGAAGTTGGTATCGTCCAGCATCTCGGAAGCAACTATGTTATCGTTCAGCTGAGTGAAGACAAGGTTGTGCGGAAATGGCTTGACGCTATCGAGAAGATCGAAGAATATGTTTCTAGCGACGAGTTTATTCCTTCACCAACTGGCGGTAAGCGTCATGCGACTCTTAAAGTCGAGGATGATGATAACACCAAGGTCAAGCAAGACAAAGATATAAAAGACCGCAAAGGTTCACAACCTGCCAAGTATCACAAAGGGCTGAGTAAAGCGATGAAACAACGTCGCGATGCCCAATTCAAGCGTCAAACTAAAATGTCAGACAGGGATCCGAAGGCATACAAACCTGCCCCTGGAGACAAAACCACAAAGACGAAACCATCCAAATACACCAAGCAATACAATAAAATGTTCGGCAAGGACTAATATCGTATAAATATTTTAGGTTGAAGTGTTGTAAGCAAGTCATCACGACTGTTTAATTATTTTTCGTTATAAATGATAAAATTAATTCAAACATAATCGTAGGTGATTGAAATGGATAATCTAGATTCTAGCCTTGTTAGAATTATACTCGTTGCTGTCTTAATTGTTGGTGCATTTTTATTCATACCAGCATTGGTATTTGCACAGGAAGATGCAGTTGACCCCAATTTGGTAAGAACTGAATCAGAGGTCACCAGCACAATCACAACAAATGGTGCTACCACCACGACAATAAAATCACCACCTGCCTCGGCGATTACACCAACCATTAACACATCAAACTCTGA